TTTTGGCCAGGCGTTACGGGCGCTGTTCGCTATTGGATCAGTACCTATGCTAATATATTTTGCTATGACTGCACTTACCCAGTGCCCGTCGTGCAAAAAGCATTTGGATGCTTCCAACTTTCATGGTCGGCGCAAGTTATGCACAACGTGCAAAAATAGCGCTCGCGCTAAAATTGTGTCGGCCTCATACGAAGAATACCTACGTAATCTGTACTCGCAGAGTAAATCTGCGAACAGACCTAATAGTAGTAATAGTAGAAATCTTCTATGGGAGATAACGGCTGACGACCTAATTGCACTTTGGGAAAAACAAGGGGGCAAGTGCGCACTATCCGGTGTGTACTTAACACACCATAAAGATGGCTCTGGCAGGAAGGAGTACAACGCCTCCATAGACCGCATCAGCCCCGAAAAAGATTACACCCCCGAAAATATTCAATTGGTCTGCTATCGTGTCAACATACTCAAACACGCGCTGTCTGAGGACATGTTTTATTGGTGGGTTAAGACCATCCACGATTTTTCTTGTGATTAAGTATTAGCCAAGCTAATATATCGCATGCATGAGATAGAAGTAGTAGCAATCGATGGCTTAGATGAAGCGATTGTAGGGTCTACGATCCGAAACGGTCGTGAGGTTCTCGCTTATAACTACGATAAAGCTATTTCAATAATAGTATCGCAAGGCAACTCTAAGGAGTTTGCCGAACAGTGGATTGCAGAAGTGTCAGCGGATGAGTTCGACGGCGCTCCTGCATTTGTGTATTTCGATAATTACCAAGAGTTTTATGGATCTAGCACCCCAGCAGGAGTCATCGTCCACTGATCTAGTCAGTGAGCACACTGAGTTCCAGTCGCATATGCCGTACATGGGCATAAGCCGTGGATCGCTAACCATGCAGCAAGAAAAGCTGGTCTCGCTTATCTCATCAGGTATGACAATCGCGGCAGCTGGCCGTGGTGCGGGGTACTCTTCTCCCCAGGCGACTTACGCCGCTGCAAAAGTCCCCGAGGTTCAGCAAGCAATCGAGTATTTCCGCCAGGAAATGCGTGAAGAGGTGAAGTTCACCAACCAGCACGCGCACATGATGTATATGGAAGCGTACAACTCGTCGGCAAACGCCACCGAGATGAAGAACACCACCGATTCCCTGGTGAAGCTACACGGTTTAGCTGCACCTGATAACGCCACCCAAGTAAATATCAACATCAACGGCACCAAGCAGCTCGAACGCATGACCGATGAAGACCTGTTGAAGATTGCGGGTAAAGATCTCGACTACCTCGAACCTAAGAGTGACTGATTATGATGAAGAAGCCGAAGAAAAAGGCCGCGCCTAAGCGCAAGCCCGCCGCAAAACCAGCGAAGAAGAAGGTTTACAAGCCTTACTAAAATATGACGGAAGTCACGAAGGTTGAATGCATACGCTGCAAGGCGTCGCATCCCGAGACACTGTACTCGGGGGATGACCGACTCTGTGTGTATTGCAAAGCCGACATCGCGGAGCAAGAACCGCTGCCCGCGAACCCCGAGCCGGAGCCCACGGTTGAGGAGACGCTAGAAGAAAAGGCGCGCGCGGAACTCGCTTTACGGTTCCTGACCCGCAAACGGCTGCTCCCATTCGTGGAACGCTTTAACCCTGACTACCAGGCAGGCTGGGTACACAAAGATATATGTAAGAGACTCGAGGAGTTCTCAAGAGATGTCACCGAAAAGAAGTCTCCGCGACTTATGCTCTTTATGCCTCCACGCCACGGCAAGAGTACTCTTGCGTCTGTGGCATTCCCAGCGTGGCACCTTGGGCGAAACCCTCAACACGAATTTATTAGCTGCTCTTACTCGGGTTCGCTCGCTATGGGCTTCAGCCGTAAAGTTCGCGGCCTACTACGCGAAGATGGTTTTAAGTCGGCTTTCAAAACACGTCTTGATCCGCAGTCTCAGTCAGCCGAGGCTTGGCTTACCACTGTGGGTGGCGGGTATGTTGCTGCTGGTGTGGGTGGCGGTATCACTGGTAAGGGTGCTCATGTCCTTGTTATCGACGACCCTGTAAAGAACCGTGATGACGCTGAATCTTCGAACGCGCGCGACTCGGCTTGGGACTGGTATACGTCTACGGCGTACACCCGTCTCGCTCCTGGTGGTGGCGTACTCGTTATTCTCACCCGCTGGCATGACGATGATCTTGCGGGACGTTTACTTAAAGCAGCTGCGGACAACGGAGAACAGTGGGAAGTTGTTAACTACCCTGCCCGAGCCGAGGTTGACGAAGAGTTTAGAAAACAGGGTGAAGCTCTACACCGAGAGCGGTACGACGAGGAAGCTCTCGCACGAATAGAAAAAGCGGTTGGTCCGCGAGATTGGTCGGCACTGTATCAGCAGAACCCCGTTGCCGATGACGGTGACTACTTCACCCGCGAAATGATCAATTACTTCGATTACGACGAGATTGATGAGGACCGCATGAAGTTCTACTGCGCGTGGGACTTGGCGATCGGTAAGAACGACCGGAACGACTATACCGTTGGTATCGTTGTAGGTGTTGATGAGTACGACCAGCTGTTCGTAATGGACATGGTGCGGGGCCGGTTCGACGGCTTTGAACTCGTTGAGCAGATACTCGACCTCTATGAGCTGTGGAAGCCATCGATCATAGGTATCGAGAAAGGACACATCGAGATGGCCCTCGGGCCGTTCCTCGAGAAACGCGTTCGTGAGCGTGGGCTCTACGAAGCGTACTTCAAAGACCTCAAGACGGGGCGACGGGATAAAGAAGCCCGTGCAAGAGCGATCCAGGGCCGGATGCAGCAAGGCATGGTTTTCATGCCGAGAGATGAAGAATTTACTGGCCCTCTGGTAGCAGAGTTATTGCGCTTCCCGAACGGGGTACATGACGACCAGGTAGATGCCCTGGCTTGGATTGGTTTGATGATGACTGAGTTCAGCACGTTTGTTGAAAAGGTCGAGTACGTACCAAGCTGGCGAGACAAGCTCCCTGGATTATTGAAAGGCGAACGCACCAAATCATCTATGAGCGCATAACATGTTGAAGACGAAGAAGATTGACCCTGCAAAGGAAGAGGAAATTACACGGACCCAGTGGGCAAGGTATGAACGCGCTCGGGACAACGGACACCTAGACTACGTAGACATGGCGCTGAAATGCGACGAATACTACCAAGGTGACCAATGGGACGAACATGACGCAGCGACGCTCGAGAACGAAGGTCGCCCTGCCCTAACCATCAACACTATTCTCCCTACTGTTAACACCATCCTGGGTGAGCAGTCATCGCGTCGCGCGGACGTTAAGTTTAAACCGCGTCGCGGGGGTAACGAAGAAGTAGCTCATACCCTGACTAAGTTGTACATGCAGATCTCTGACAACAACAAGCTGGACTGGGTCGAGCAGCAGGTGTTCTCCGACGGCCTCATTATGGATGGTCGCGGATACTTTGATGTTCGTATGGACTTCAGCGATCACGTTGAAGGCGAGATCCGAATCACGGCCAAAGATCCGCTAGACATTCTCATCGATCCTGATGCCAAGGACGCTGACCCGAAGACCTGGAACGAGGTGTTCGAGAGTAAGTGGATGACCCTCGATGAGATCGAGGAGCTGTACGGCGCTGATAAGGCAGAGCGCTTGTTGTTCGTAGCTGAGAACGGTATGAGTTTTGGCCCTGACTCTGTGGAGTATCAGGAAACACGCTTTGGCGATACGGAAGACAACGACGACTACTTCGGAGCTGGTGTTCCTGGCGATGAGGAGTACCGGAATGTTAAGGCGTTGCGAGTCGTTGAGCGCCAGCACAAGAAGCTGGTACGCGCGTCATTCTTCGTAGACAAGACCACAGGTGATCAGCGCGAGTGTCCTTCACAGTGGAGCGACGCCAAGTGTAAGAAGTTCGCGAAGAAGTACGACATGGAGATGGTATCCAGAGTCGTGCGCCGCGTTCGCTGGACCGTGACCTGTGACCAAGTGGTGCTGCATGACAACTGGTCGCCCTACAACGACTTCACCATTGTCCCCTTCTTCTGCTACTTCCGACGGGGTCGCCCTTTCGGCATCATCCGCAACTTACTGTCTCCGCAGGAACAGCTAAACAAGATCGCGAGCCAAGAGCTGCACATAGTTAATACCACAGCTAATAGCGGCTGGATGGTAGAGAGTGGGTCGCTGGTCGGTATGACTGCCGACGACCTCGAGGAGCACGGTGCAGAAACGGGTCTGGTGATCGAGTACGCGCGTGGCACTAACGCTCCCGCGAAGATTCAAGCCAACCAGATCCCTACTGGCCTAGATCGCATCGCCCAGAAGGCAGCGCTGAACATCAAGACTATCTCGGGTATCAACGACTCGATGATGGGCACAGACAGCGCCGAAGTATCAGGTGTTGCAATCCAGGCTAAGCAGAACCGTGGCGCGGTAATGATCCAGGTGCCGCTCGACAACCTGGCTAAGACTCGCCAGTACCTGGCCGAGAAGATCCTAAACCTCATTCAGACTTTCTATACCGAAGAGCGCGTTGTACAGGTCACGAAGGACGACGACCCGTTGCAGCCACGCGAGCCTATGGTTCTCAACTTCGAGACACCTGAAGGCGACATCATTAACAATCTAACGCTCGGCGAGTACGACGTAATTGTGTCGTCTGCACCTGCACGAGACAGCTTCGATGAGACACAGTTCGCAGAAGCCCTTAGTCTCCGACAAGCAGGTGTCGCTATTCCTGACGATGCAATCGTTGGCTACAGCCACCTTATGAAGAAGGAAGAGCTGGCGAAACGCATACGTGTGATGACTGGACAGGAGCCGCCGACCCCAGAACAAGCGCAGGCCATACAGGCGCAGCAGATGCTGCAGATGCAGAACTTGCAGCTTGAGACCATGAAGCTACAGGCAGAGGTCGAGAAGCTACAAACCGAGTCCGCAGTAAACGTAGCGAAGGTCCAAGAAGTCGCACAGGTCAACCCACAAGTACGAATGGCTGAGCTGCAGGCGAAGATTCAGATGAATCAAGAGCAGCTGGAGCTACGACGTGAGCTTTCAGCCGCTACTAACGACATTCGCGTAGGGCAAAGCGAAACATCCGCTGCAACCAAGATAGCTACGACAGCTATGCAGCAATCTCGAAATCAAAACAACCAGCAATAGGATATTGATATGAGTGAAAAAGACGACGCTGCTGTAGAGCAGAAAGCTTTAGAGTTTGAGCACATGCCAGGAGCCGACCGCCCCGATGAGGACGATGGCCCAGCCCTTGATTTAAGCTTTGACACCCCCGAACCAGAGCCTGAAGTGGCTGAGGAGACAGAGGAAGTTGTTGCTGAGGCTGAGGAAGAGGAAGTTATTGAAGAAATAACTGACGAATCCCATGAGCCAGTGGCAGAGGACGACGAAACGCCTGAAGAAGAGTCTGAAGAAGCGCCTGAAACCGAAGAAGAGCCCCCGTTAGCGGCTGAAAAGTCGTCTAACAAGAAGATGGTGCCTAAAGCACGGCTCGATGAGGTGCTTGCAAAGCAGAAAGCGTTGCAAAAACAGCTCGATGAGATCAATGCAGAGCGCGAAAAGGCGGATGAAGCCCCCGAAACCTACGATTTTGACGCTAAAGAACTCGAATATCAGAACATGGTACTCGATGGAGAGACACAAAAGGCCGTTGCGCTTCGTCGAGAGATCCGAAAAGCGGAACGTGAGCAGCTCGAGTACGAAATGAGGCAGGAAATGTCTCAAACGGTCAACCAAGACCGTCAAATGAATGCGCTTCAGCAAGCTGCTAACGCTATGGAAGAGGCGTACCCCGTTTTTGATCGTAATTCTGAGTCTTACAGTGAAGATATGACCAACGAAGTGGTTGAGTTACGCGATGCATTCATGATGAAGGGCTATGAGGCCGTAGATGCGCTCTCAAAAGCGGTCAAATACGTCGTAAAAGACCACGATTTAGATCAGCCAGCGGAAAGCACGCCAAGTTTGGCGGGCAAAGCACAGACTGTTGATGAAGTTGCGAAGAAAAGAGCGCAAGTCAGCAAGAAATTGAAGGCTGCGGACGCACAACCGCCAGAATTACCAGGCGAAAGTTCCTCGAATCACGGTGAAAAAGGCATTGACCTCTCCACTTTGACCGAAGAGGAGTTCGATGCCCTTCCAGAGGCTACTTTGAAACGCCTAAGAGGCGATATTTTATAACGAGGTGACAAATGCCAGCCAAAAAAGACCCACGGTTAGCCCGAGCAGGAGTGTCGGGCTTTAACAAACCTAAAAGAACGCCAAATCACCCAAAAAAGTCGCACATTGTTGTGGCTAAAGAGGGAGACAGGATCAAGACCATCCGTTTTGGCGAGCAAGGAGCTAAAACTGCGGGCAAACCCAAGGCTGGGGAAGGCGACAAGATGCGTAAGAAG